GGTTTTCCTGTTTGCTAATCCTAATGCTCCGATGCCACAGGCTAAGGTCAGAAAGGACGGCACTAAACGCTCCCACGCTGAGTGGGCTGAGGCAAATAGCTTTAGATGGTTTAGTGAAGATAGCATACCTGATGATTGGATTAACAAAAAGAAGAGAGAGACATTTGAATGAAGAAAGAACCTACATTTGAAGAGTACATGCGTGACTTAAACTCGCATTGGGTTTACGATAGCACTAGAGGTACAGACCCAGAGGTGACTGCTGACTCAGAAGACTTTGCTGATTGTTGGAACAACGACCCAGTTAATAACCCTGCCCACTATAACACAGGTAAAGTAGAGTGCATTGAAGCTATTGAAGAGTCTATGAGTCTTGACCAGTTTCAAGGTTATCTCAAAGGCAACTGCCAAAAGTATATATGGCGCATGTCTTACAAGGGCAAAGCTTTAGAAGACTTAAAGAAAGCAAGATGGTATTTAGATAAACTAATTAAGTCACATGAAGCGTAATAAGTGGTGGCGTATATGGGCAAAGTCTCTTGGAGAAAAAGTTGGGGAGACTAACAGCCAAGCAGATACTGTTGCGTTTATACGAACATTCTGGTGGGTTGTGCACATAGCCACATGCTTTATGATTATATTAAATAACTCTAAAAACTTAGGTTGGTGGTAATGGACAGGAAAGAAGAGCGCAGGAATCAGTTTGCTCGGAAAAAAAAGTTTAAGAAGTATACGAGGTCTAGCAAAGCTAAGACTGCAAGAAAAAAACAAATGAGGAAAGAATATGACGTACCAGTTTTGGAACAGATTATGGACGATTGAGTTTAGAAACGGAGTAGGGTTTGATATTGAGTTTGCTGACAGCCGTCCTGTTTGGACAGTTAGAGATGGCGAACACGATGTAATGCCTTTTTGTGGGACAGTAATACTACTGCCCTTTATCACTATAACGATTGGAAATGTCTGGGAGGAAATAGACGATGAGTAAAGATTGGAGTTTTGAATTGACACAAAAACAAAAGCTAGCGTTAAAAGCATTGGGATTGTTTGTAATCTCTCCAGTGTATGTGCCTGTAATGATACTGTGGGATAACCGCAAAGATATTGTAGGTTTCTACAAAGAGTTTTGGGCAGCAATAACCTTTGGAGATTTTAATGGATAAGTACCAACAGTTTATACACAAGTCAAGGTACGCTCGTTGGCTCTCTAATGAGGGCAGACGAGAGACTTGGGAAGAAACTGTACAAAGGTATGTAGACTTTTGGGTTAATCGAAAGCAGATAGATAAGAAAACAGCTACTCGTTTGTATGATGGTATACATAGTCAAAAGGTTATGCCGTCTATGCGCTGTATGATGACAGCAGGTGAAGCACTAGACAAAGATAACGTAGCAGGGTTTAACTGCAGTTACTTAGCTATTGATTCACCTAGAGCATTTGATGAGCTAATGTATGTACTCATGTGTGGTACAGGTGTAGGCTTCAGTGTTGAGCGTAACTTTATTAATAAGCTACCAATAGTCGCAGAAACCTTTCACGATACAGACACAACGATTGTAGTAGCTGACAGCAAGATTGGTTGGGCTAGTGCATTCCGTGAGTTGATTGCTATGTTGTATGCAGGTAAAGTACCTAAGTGGGATATGCACAAAGTACGTCCTGCGGGTGCTAGACTCAAGACCTTTGGTGGTCGTGCGTCAGGCTCAGCACCTCTTGAAGACTTGTTTCGTTTCTGTGTAGAAGTATTCCACAAAGCAGCAGGTCGTAAGCTAACTAGTATTGAGTGTCACGATGTTGTATGTAAGGTTGCAGACATTGTAGTTGTAGGTGGCGTTAGACGTTCAGCACTTATAAGTCTATCAAACTTATCAGACATTCGTATGGCTAAAGCTAAGACAGGTGCATGGTGGGAAGCAGATGGTCACAGACGTTTAGCTAACAACAGCGTAGCATACACCGAGAAGCCTGACTTCGAAGCATTCATTAACGAAATGAAGACTCTATACGAAAGCAGAGCAGGTGAACGTGGTTTGTTTAGCCGTGTAGCTGCTCAGAATATTGCAGCTCGTAACGGACGTAGAGACTCTGAGCAGGACTTCGGTACTAACCCATGCTCTGAGATTATACTACGGTCTAATCAGTTCTGCAATCTATCTGAAGTTGTAGTTCGTGAAGATGATACAGAAGAAACTTTAAAAGAAAAAGTAGAGCTAGCGGCTATTATCGGTACGCTACAAGCTACACTTACAGACTTTAGATACTTACGTAACATCTGGCACAAGAACACAGCTGAAGAAGCATTACTTGGTCTAAGCATGACAGGCATTATGGATAATAAACTATTGTCTGGTCAGGAAGACCAAGAAAAACTAGAAAAGACTTTGGAGAACTTGAGAGATGTGGCTATTAAAACTAATGAAAAGTGGGCTAAAAAGCTTGGCATTGAACAGTCTGCGGCTATTACATGTGTTAAGCCTAGCGGTACTGTTTCTCAACTTGTTGATAGTGCTAGTGGTATCCACCCCCGCTTTAGTAATTATTATATTCGCAGAGTGCGTTCAGACAAAAAAGACCCACTGGCAGTCTTTATGGAAGCAGCAGGATTCCCAGTAGAACAAGATGTAATGTCAGAGTCTTCTGTGGTGTATAGCTTTCCAGTCAAAGCTCCTGACTCTAGTGTAGTAGTAAAAGAAGTAGGAGCAATGGAACAGTTAAAACTGTGGAAGACGTACCAAAATTTCTGGTGCGAGCATAAGCCCAGTATTACTGTGTATTATACGGACGATGAATATCTGCAAGTCGCACAGTGGATATGGGATAACTTTGATATTTGCTCGGGTATTAGTTTGTTGCCAGTTAGTGACCATGTTTATCAGCAAGCTCCTTATGAGGACATAACTGCTGAGAAGTATGATGAAGTCTTAGCATCTATGCCGAGCAATGTAAACTGGAATGACTTAGTTTACTTTGAACAAGAAGACAATACTACAGGCTCTCAAGAACTAGCTTGTGTGGGAGGAGCGTGTGAAATTACCTAAAGAACAAGAAGCGAATCTTCTGTCCTTTAGAATTATAGTTAATCATTCGGGGGCAATCCTCACAGAAATTGGAGGACTCCCCGAAGATAAACTTCACACGGTATTCAAGGGAGATGACTTGATACTAATTCGCAAGATTATAAGGGATGCGAAACCTAAATTAGAAAACATGCATAAGTTCTTAGAAGCTGAACTAGATGTTTTCAAGAACCCTACCACTTAACTTTATCAGCCCAGTATGCGGCAGACATCTTGCCCTTAGCGATGTTCTTGCCGTGTCTGGCTTTAAAGCTTTTACGTTTAGCTTTCATCTTAGCTGACTCACCTGCTTTAGGTTTGCCTGCTGTCTTAGCTCCCTTCTGCCCAAAGCGAATTGTTTTAATCTTATCGCCTTCTTTTGCTACAACTATGTGAGACTTCTTAGGATGATTGGGTGTGCGCTTAGGTTTATTATATCCTGATACACCTGCTTTCTTTAGCCTTGAGTCTTTAGCTTTACCGCCTTTCTTATAATCTTCTCTCATCGTTTCTTACCTTTATGTAGTCCGTGCCTCGCATGTTGTTTACCTTTTGCAGTAGCCTCACGTTTCTTTTTGTTAGCTGCTGCAAGCTTCTTACGTCCTGCTGAGGTTGATTTAAGTTTCTTTATAGTCTTAGATGGTGCGTAGACCTCACCAGTTTCAGAAGATTTCTTACCACTAGGTGTTCTCCATTTCTGCTTAGTCCATTTCTTTAAAGACTTCTGTGGTTTTTTAAGTGCCATTATTTATGTACCTTTTGTATTGGGAAGTCTGCAGATAGACTTGCTCCCTTATGCTTAACAAACTTTCCTTTGTGCTTCATAAGTTTGAATGAGCCGTTCTTTTGCTTCATCCAATGATAACCATCAGGTGCTTTAACTTTCATTTATAACCTCCACCTTTTGCTTTATATTGTTTGGCAAGCATCTGTGCTTTCCTTGCTGACCACTGACCTGCTTTACCGCCTTTAGAACCTGCCTTAATCTTATTGAACAGGTTCTTTCTCATAGTAGGTTTAGTGTAGTTCCCTGCTTTATTTACTGTCGATTTCTTTTTAGCTGCCATACTAGCCTCCTAGTTGTCGTAGCCTTGCTTGGAGTTGAGCTATCTGCTGTTGGATTCTACTACGCTCTGCTTGCATTTGTTGTGTAAATACACTACCTGCTCCTACATTCATATTCTGCACTTGATTAACCATATTTGGTCTATTTGGATTTGCTTGTAATCGTGCTAGCTCTTGGGGCGTTGGAGTTCGCATTTGTGGTCTTGGCTGTTGTCTTGGTGTTACAGGAACAGAATTAGCACGACCTCGGTTTACTTCTGACAGCATTCTTTGATAGTCGGCTCGTTGCTGTGCAGTAGGAACTCTTGGTCTTGCAGGAGTGCTACCACGACTACTAGCGGCTTGTCTAGCTCTCATAGCTGCGTTGTATTCTGCTTGATTTCTAGCTGCTTGAGCACGACTAGGACCTTGAGCAGGACGTTGCGCTCTAGCTCTAGCGGCTGCAGCACGTTGACGATTGCCTAAAGCTGCAAGTCCTGCTGCTCTTTGCATAGCTTGACGTTGAGCTGATAGCGCTTCGTTATTTTCTCGGCTGAATTGAGAGAAACCGTTATTAGGAAGACGGGGCTGTGTTCTTCCAAGCACTTGCTGCATTTGCTGCCTTGATGGTGGTTGTGGTTTTGCAGCACCGCCAGTTTGATATGTACTTCTTTTTTTGTAGTTGGGCATAATAGTTTCCTTTAGTTATTTGTTTCGGCTAACGCCTTTAGTTTTTTCTACAGTTCTCATAGCACCTAAACCTAGCATACCCATCAGCACTGGCATCATAGTTGATATATCTAAAACAGGGATTTCAATGGTAGAATCGGCAAGAGCAAGCGCAAAATTTGCCATCGGGATAAGAATGTACTGACTCGCAAGTCCAATACAACAAGTCCAACCAACAGCAGGTCGCCAACCCGACACAAATAAGCTCTTATGTGCCGCCTCTGTCTTATTAACTTCAAGTTGCGCTTTCGCAAGCTCCTGTGCGTGTCTTTCAGCCATTGTCGATAGTTCAAACGCAATTGCATTTTTCTTGTCTTTGTCCTCTATAAATTTATCTAACAGTCCTGAAACTGGACCTACCAAAGAATTTAAGTTTATCATAGTGTCCTCACTTTAAAGGGTTTGCAAGATAGTCCATACCATCCCACAGTTCCTGTATTTCCCTATTCATGTTTTTAAGTTTTGTTTCTAGGTTATTTGCATCAGACGCTAACACTTCTGCCTTAGCTACCGTAGCTTTCATACCCTCTATATCTTTTTCTAATTCGTTTACTTTGTCACCGATAGTCAGTAGTTTTTCTTGCTGTGTTGCTATTGTTTTTAAATTAACTCCTAGCTCTGCAAGTTTGCCCTGTAGTTTAGAAACATCATTGGCTTCTAACTCTTGTTCTATTAGTGTAATTCTTTCTTCTAGTGGCGTTACATTAGGAATAAATAAACCTTCAACACCTTCTAGTCTTGAGTATAAACTAGAGGCTGTCCACACACCACCACCTATTGTAGTAGCTAAAGAAAATACAATAGCTATGTAAATTCCTTTTAGCTTTACTCCACCTATTGTTAGTTCTGCATCAGCTAAACTCATTCACATTCACCGTACATATAGCAGTTATGATTTTGCATGGCTAATGGAGAGCTTAAATAAAACTCAGACTCACTACCTGCCGTAAGTATATCAGCCTCAGAAAAGTACATATCTAAACCATAGCTTTGACCGTTAAGGTATACAGCAGAAGCGTTGTTAGTATTAGCCCAAGACATTTGAACCCATTGATTACCTGCACTATACGATACAGTAGCTTGCTCCGCAGTTGTGTTGTTATTCTCAGCGCCTTGCTCTAAAAATGTTACGGCTTCTTTGTTACTTGCCACCGCTAGGAATGCACTAGCGTTGTTAGCGTGGGTTTCAATGTCATCAATAGACTGATTGTATGTATCTACATCGTCTTGAGATATTGTTAGTGCTTCTTGGTTCTGTGCTACAAACTCTTGCACTTCAGCTTCTTCTTGAGGTGACTCAGCTTCTACAGCTTTGGTGGCTACTTCTTGTACAGAAATCATATCAACTACAACTTCTGTAAACGTACCAATAGCATCATTCATTAAATCAAGTTCTGTATCAGCCTTTAGTTCTAGTACAGTCTGTACGTCACCATAAGGCATATAGTTTACAGCAAAGCTAGATAGTGCGTTGTTATATGCATCTAGTTGTTCTGTACTGATATGTGCAGTAGACGATAGTGTGCCATCACTTAACCCACTACCTGCATAAGAGTATTCAGTAGCAGCACCAACTAACTTAACGCCTCTATCAATTTGATTAACAATATCAGTAGAAGTGTTTATTAAATTATCTAACTCATTTGATTGAGCTACGGAACATAGTGCTAACAGAGGGAGCATCTTCAGCGTGTTCTTCATTAATTGTTTCTCCAATGTTGAGAATAGAGTCATACCATTCTTTAGTTTTTTTGTTGTAGTCTGGGATATAAATCTCAGGATTCATTTTCATTGCAAGATAAGCTCGTTTACCTGCAACAAGTCTAGAGTTTTGTAGTATTGGACAGGGTGTACCTGACACAAACATTGACTTCCAAACCTCTAGAGAGTCACACATCCTTGATACTGCTGCTACTTTCATGCCCAAGTCTGACAGTAGCTTAGCGTCCCTACGTCTATCACAGTTCGGGTCAACTTCATAAGAGCCGCTAGATATACCAACGCCTACTGTTTGAAGAGAGCCACCCGTACCTTTAAGACAAGTGTCCATACCATTGGACATATAGCTTGGTGTAATTGCAGAGCCTACTGGCATTTCAGAACTAGACCCTGCACCATTATATGTATTAGATACGCTTTTGTCTTCGGTATTATTGTTACTATTTGTAGTGCTGCCATCTCCATGAAAGGTATTTAAAGAACCTTCTTGAGAGTTATCCGCACTTACAGCTGCCGAAAACAGCAAAAGAAACACCAAGCGTTTCATTAATACTTCCACATCACAGGAGTAGTATCACGAACATCAACGTGAATAAATCCTCGTGCAACTCCTACACCTGTAAAGCCCATAGCCAAAGCATTCTTAACAATAGTCATGCGTTGTGCACCACCGTTGACAGCTATATCAGCAGCAATACCCTTAGCGTGAGTGCCGGGCTTTGCTTTCTTTGCTTCTATGCTGTGCTTTTCAGAACGATAACCGCTAGTAATATAGAATGGAAATCCACAAGCAGCTCGAAGCTCATCTAGTTTATGTATAAAATCTACGTCCATGTTGTTCTCACCAGTTTCTTGACAGTCAAAATCTGATAGTTTAAAATATTTAAAGTCGCTCATGTTTCTCCTTAATTTAATTTAATTCTAGATGCAAGCTCACCTAAAGTTCTAGGTGTTTTATCTTTTCTGAAAACTTCGTTTACAAGACCACCCCCTTTATATCCTTCACGCATATCTTCCATATCGAAAGCTTTGGATGTCGCTGATTTAAACTGAGTAGGTTTAAAAAGTATGTAAGAATATTCAGCTTCGCCTTTCAGTCCACGTTCAACTTCATTTCTATACATAATAGAATCAAAGCCTATGTTTTCTAATAGCTCGTTAAACTCAAGATTTAACTGAGCTTTCTTCAAGTTATTTCTTTGGACATCTAATATTGACCCACCGTCATTTTTTTCAAACTCCATTGCACGATAAGTCAAGTCATCTACTTTCTTTTGTTGAGAAGTTGATAGTTTTTTACCGCTAACTTCAATGGCTTTCATAAACTGCTCGTCCCAATCACCATTAATAAGTATTTTTTCAGCTTCCCAAGTTGCTAAGTCTGTGTCTATAAACAAAGGATTGCGAACATCGATATAACCTTTTTGCATAGTAATAGGTTTAATATCAACTTCATCGCCCTCGTCCATCATTTTACCAAAGTATCCTTCATCTAAAGGCATGTCATCAGCTACTTGAGTAAACTCATTTACTTCAGGAAGGTCAGGATTTAAAAGCTCACGGTCTGCAAATCTATCTGCAGCTTCAGCTCTAGTTAAAGTTCCGCTATCAATAGCTTCTTTTAAATCTCTTTTAGCCATGTTGTTTGGTAAACCACGAACAGCTATAGTAGTTGCTGAGCCTTCTGTACCTACATGAACACCTATTTCTCTAGGGAATGTAAACGCTATGTTATACTCTGCTTCTTCAAAAGAAGTAACAGTTCTAAACACTGGTTCTTTTTCAGTAGACTTTTCTACCATTTTCTTTTGAGCTGCTTCACGTTGAGCTTTTGGCAAGACTGATAAGTCTGACCTATCTGTTTTAAGTTTAGGAGTTTTAAACTTTGTAAAGTCTATTTCGCCTTCAGCAGCTAGTTTAGAAAGTATATCAGCTGCTATTTTATTAGCACCTCTTTCAGATAATGCTTCGCCATGATAGCCTGTTCGTATAACAGCAGATAAAAAATCGTGAGTGTCTGATAAAGACTTATCAACTTTAGCACTGCCTGCTTTTTTCTTTTCTGCTTTAGTTAGTTCTAAATTATACTTTTGATATTTATTTCTAACATCTCTAATAATATCAGAGACTAAGTATTGTATATCACCGTCAGGGTCTACAATATCTTTTAATGCTGAAATAGTTTCGACAGATTCTTGATGTTCTTTTGACATTCCCATATCTTTACGGGCTTGTTTAAAGTTACTATCTATTGCTTCAGGCGATGTACTTTCTACAGCTTTTTTCCAAGATGGTATTTTCTCTAGTTCTTTTACAGGCTTATGAGTTTTTTGAACTTCATTAACAAGCACAGCATTTACAAAGTCATAATCATCAACATCTCCTAAATCAACAACTCCTTCTTGCTCTAGTTCTGATAGTCTGTTGTTTAACTTAGCAGTTTCTCTGTTTACAAAAGAATCATCAAACATTCCATCAGTAGCTTTTTGTATAGTTTCCTTTACATCATCACCACTTTCTGACCGAATGGGTAGTTTTTTATACAAATCAGTTATAGCTTTAACTCCGGCTCTAACAAAACCACCTGCCATATAACCCATAGGAGTTATTTCCCTATCAAATTTAGGTATTATAGCATCAGAAACTTCTTTTTGTAGTTCTTTAGCATTAGCTTTATAGTCTTGAACAACGTGTTCTCCTAGTATTTGATTTCCAAAATACGAACCAGATAACACAGGAACTTTTTTAGCTGCTGTAGGTATTACGCCTTGCTGTATTAAACTTAAAGCATCCGAACCTGCAGGACCAAACGGGATTGTAAGATAAGGTATAGAGCTTTGAGTGTATTTAGAATTTTCTCTAGCTCTTTGTATAGAATCAAACATAATACCGTTACCACCCCAACGTGTAATAGAATCTAAAACAATTTCAGAAGTCTCTTTACCCTCTTCGCTTTTGCCACCAGTACGTAAATAGTTAGTCCAACGTGCCATACCTGTCATAATCAACGCTGCAGGAACAACTTTATATAAATTACGAGCAGGAGCTTTAGCAATTCGTTTGCCTGTTTGTTTCATAACAGTGTTTGTAAACGCTACAGGATAACCTAATAACTGAAACAATATAGCTGTTTTAGGATTAGAATGCCATTTAGGTTTTAATCCTGACGCAGCTGTAGGTTGAAGAATTAATTCGTCTGTATATCTTGCAGCTCCTCTAAGGTAGCTATCTTCATAAAATTTAGTGTTTGTTTTAGCACCTTCATTAAGCCAATTAACACCTTGACGATAATCAATACCTAAGTCTTTAAGTTCATCAGCTAAAACCTGACCACGCTTGTCAAGCTTACCGCCTTTATATTGTGACAAAGCTTCTAAGTTTTCATGTATTAAACGCTTACCTGTACTAAATGAAACAGTTTGTACAAATCTAGTCCATTGGTCTAGTATGTTTCCACGGAAAAACTTATTGCTAATGTCTTGCATTCTTTCATTAACTAAGTCATCACCTGCTAGTCTGTTTCCTATTTGAGATAAGTTTTGATTTACATTAATACTAAACTTACGCATTTCAGACAAAGCTTCGGCAGCAGTTAAGTTATGGTCTTTCATTAATTTTTTCTGCAAGTCATCTGTAATGTGTTTGTGACTTATGCTCAATGCTTCTCCTAAACCTTTTACACTATTTACAAATCCACCACGAGACAAATTTAACATTACTTCTGTTAAACTAGATATAGTTGCTAAGCCTAGATAAGCTATTCGAGTACCTAAACCATAAGCATCCGCAATGTTTTGACCTGTTCTGCCGTATCTTTCTAGTCCTTCACCTGTAGCATGTTTATATAAAGAAGTTATTTCTTTTTCGTGTTGTTTAGTAAACTTACCACCTGCTTTTTGAACTTCAGTTTTAATTCTATTAACCCAGAATTTGTTAAACTGGTCTACGTTATTAACACCTAGTACACGGTGTTTAGCTATAGACTTACCTGCTTGGAAAGTATAAGCATGTAACGAACCTAAAACATCACCATTTAAAAACTCTTGGAAGTCTGCGTCTTCTGCAATGTCGTTTAGCTTACGTTTAGCAGAAAAGAAATGCCCACTACCTCCACCACTATCTATTTGATTTTTAATATCAAGCATAGAGTCTACTGTTCGTCTAGCGTCTCCTTTACTCATTCCTGCTTTTTGAACTAACAAATCTACAAAACCTGCTTGATTATCTTCAATAGCTTTTCTATCCCACATACGAGGAACATAGTTGTCTACTAAATCATCAATAACACCTATTTCTTTAAGCGTTACACCCATGTCATTGTACAAATCTTTAACGCCTTTAGCAGCTGCATTAACTGCTTTATTAGTTTCTGCGTCTAAAACTTCGTGCCTTACAGGACGATTACTACGCAATGAAATCATTAAAGCATCGTTAATCTGTTCAGCTAACTTACCATTTTTATCAGCTAAGTTTAAATCATCTACAATAGCTCTAAACCTTTCATTAAATTTACCTGTAACTTCACGCTGAACTTCTGACATATCCTGTCTAACTATTTTTTGGTCTGCTTTATTAGTTTTAATTGCAAACTCATGCGCTAGTTTTTCTTGCAGTTCTCTAGCTGTGCCAGAAACTTTTAGGTGTGGTGATAAAATACCAGAATGCTTACCAAAAAAGTTGCCTGTTAAATTTGCAGCTGTTTCATACAAGTATTGCTTTAGTTGGTTTCTAGCTACATCATCTGTAGTATTTGCATCTGCAAGAGTTCTAATGCGAGACAGTATTTCTTTTTTAGTTTGCTCTCCACCGCCTAGATTTTTAGCAAAATCAGCAGCCATTGCTTCTAAATTGTCACCTACATTTTTTACAGTTGTTGTAGTACCACTAATTCTAAAAGCTTCATCAACTAATTCACCTGCTGACTTAGGAAGAAACTCTCCTTCTAAAGCATCGTTAAATATTTCTACAGCTTTTTCATTAGGTACAGGAGCATCAGGGTCGGTAGCTTTTTGAAAATACTTTTGGGCTAGTTTACCGCCTCCTGCAAACAAACCATAACCTGCCACACCTAGTGGAGCGCCTATACCTGCACTAATAGCTATTGACGTTGGGTCAATTTCTTCTCGTTTATCTAAACTAACGTCTAATTTTTGAGTAGCGTAATCGCCCATTCCACCGTAGTATGACCCCATAGCTGCTGCAAACTTTTTAGGGTTGCCTTTTATGGCTGCTCCAGAAGCTGCAATAGCTTTTTTAAGTTTTTGTTTTGCTGCAGCCTGTGCTGTCTTTTTAGCCGCTGTTCGAGCTGCAAATGTACCTCCAAATGTAGCTGAAGAGCCTATTATACTGCCTAAAGTTGTAATCATTTCAGGATTAAAAATTATGTCTGCACCATAATCTCCAATGCGCTGCATTTGTTCACCAAAACCTTTAACTTCCGCAGCATCAAAACGTAATTGCATTAGTCGATAAGCTTCTTTTACATTTTCTGGAGCATCTTTTAGTATGTTTGCTTTAGCAATAGGAGCACCTAGTCTAGCTGCATCGTCACGCAAAAACTCAACTACGTCATCTTGCTCACCTAAAGTAGCTCCTGAGTCTATTAAAGCATTGCCTAAAGTTTGATTTTCACCTAAGTAATCTGTAACTGTATCAAAAGCAGCTTGAACAGCAGGGTCAGCTTCAAAATCACTTATAGTATATTCTGCAGGTAATGCTTGCCCTTCTAGTTCAGCTACTCTAGTATTACTTAAATCTTCAAACTTTACGTTTTCCTGCTTTTCAAGTTCTTGAAAGAAAGAATCTGCCATGTTTTATTGTTCCTATTTTATAGCTGCTGAAAGTGCTTGAGAGTCTGACATTCCTTCAAATTCTTTAGGGAAATCAACTATCTTTTTAATTGCCATGTGCGCTGTTTTTAAAGCATCTTTTTCATTAACACCAATAGTTTCAAAATAACTGTTTTTTTCTAAAAACAAATCAATATTTTCTCTTCCGGCAGTTGTTTCGCTACGATAAGACCTTAAAAGATTTAATGAGTTTTCTGTAACCAATGTAGTCATAGTATTTTTAGGTATTCCTGTTTGTTCTTTACTTACAGCATTAAACGTAGCGTGTAGAGTGTGCCACGGATTAGACTGACCTGCACCGCTTAAAACTTTATTTACAGGAGTGCTTAAACTATTTAAAGCTAGTTGATTAGCAATAGGACCTGAAGAGCCTCCAAACCCTTGAGACTGTAGCATGTATATAGCTGCACCTACATTTGCATAGTATCGGTCTTTAGCTAATGTAGCAGAAGTATCAAAATGTTTACTACTTTGTGACATTTGATTATTTTTTGTTAATCTGTCAATAATATGGTTTTGGAATGTATCATTATCGTCTTTTGGCATTTGTTCCATGCTTGTCATTCCTGCAGCTACTATAGGACTATTAGCTCTTTTAGCTACCGCACTATTAACAATAGATGAAAAAGTTTGTTCTGCTATAGCTACATCGCTTTTACTAAATGTAAATCCTTCATCGCCTGCTGTGATTGTAGTAACCTTTATATTGCCGTCTTTGTCTCTAGATACAAGAGGAGCTACTAAACTTTCTTGACCTGTTACGTGGTTTGTACGTTTTACAAAATTACCTAGTTTAGATGCTGGAGTACCCAAGTCTTCTCTTTTTAACAAGTCATTTTTAGCTAAAAACTGAGACAACCCAACATCATTAGTTTGGGCATGGGCTTTCTTAAATTGAATTACTTGTTCTGCGCTGTCAAGCATGTTGCTAGATAAATTAGCAGCATCTTTATTTACAAAGCCTGTTCCTTTTCCTATCATTTCAGCTACAAAACCTTTAATTCCTTTACCTTTTTGTCTAGCTAGTAAACGATTATAAGCTTCAGTATCTCCACCTGTTGTTTGTAAAAACGATAACGTAGTAGCATATTCTTTATCGTGAGCTTCTTTTAAATGTCTGCCATACTTGTCAGCTAAATTTTTAGCATATACATTTTTTGTAGCTTCATTATAAGTACCGGCTTCATAATTAGATTTAATATGGTCTTCTACCATTGGCGCAGCTTTAGCACTCCAGAAAGCTTCAACTCCCCCTGCATACGCATCTTGAGCAGCTTGAGTTTCAGTAACTTGAGATGCACGATTGTTAGCTGTTTTAATTTTAAGCTTATTAGCCATGTTTGTTTCATTGTCTAAAAACTCTTGCTGTCTTTGGTCAAACGCACTATCTACAGCACCAATAAGAACCTTTGCTCCTAAGTTTTTCCAAGCTTGTTTCTTAGCTCTGCTTTCAGCTTCTCGTGATAATTTATCATTTCTTTCACGAGTATCAGCTAATAAACTCGCTCCTAATTCTGATGACCTCATTATTTATACCCCTTCTTGTATAGGTGGCGTTACAGGTGTATCTAACGGTACACGTTCTACATCTTCGCCTTCTACTGTTTCTGGACTTGGGTCTAAAAGACTGTCAATCCGTGGAAGATTTTTAAGTTCGTCTTGCATTTCAGCTGTTAAGATGCCTCCCGGAATTTGACTTGACTTAACAGAGTTTCGAAGTTTTTCTAACTTATCTTTTTCTACTTCAACTCCAAAAAGCTCTTCATCTTCATCTTCATCATCGTCATCAGTTCCAGTAATTTCAATGTCTAAATCAAGACGCTCAGCCAAAGCAATAATCATAAATGCAAGAGGCTCAGCCATAATCATCATTAAGTCTGGGTTAAACGCCCCTTCAGTAAACTCTTTAAATAGAATAACCCTAACGTATTCCATTACTGGAATGCCTTCATTTACGCCTTCCATTATGTTGACGTAAACTTCTTCCGTAGTAATGAAGTCCCATAAATATTTAGAAGCTTCCTCTACAGTTGTATATCTAGGAGCTTGTTCATAAGCAGCAGGGGCATTTGGGTCAGATGTTAAAGACTGTCCCGGAATTGGTCTGCCAAAAGCTCCATTTAAATCTTGATTAAGTTCTTCCATTTTATTATCCTATTGGTTGTGGTCTTGTAAATGCCAACATTTGTTGCTTGTAAAAATCTTGTGCAGGGTATCCAAACGGATTTTGCATTCCATATCCTACAGGGTCTACAGCCATTTGATAAGCTCTGTCATTAATAGCCTGTGATTGATACTGACCTACAGTAACTTCTTCATACGGCATTACATAACCGCTGCTAGCGTACTCTTCTTGTACTGGTTGTTCTTCACCTACAATAGCTGTCGTAACTTCTGCTTTAATTGCATCTGAAGCCAGTTCACCTGCATACTCAGGTATTTTATACGGAGCTTGTTTAACTTCGTCTACAATACTACCTGCTGTATCTTTAACTACACCTACTGCTTTATCTAATAAACTTCTTTCAACTTTAGGTGGGTCTAGTTTTATATCAACTGTAGGCTTATCTATTGTAAACTCAGGAGTTTCCATACCGTAGTTTTTAGGAAGCTCAACTGTTCCCGGAACTGTTTCAATAGGAGCAGGAGCTTCTGTAGGCTTAAAGTCATCAAAAGATGATGTTTCTGCAGTTCCGCTTATACCTTCTCCAGTAACTGCTTGACCTTGAGCTACTGCGGCTGCTTGACTTGCTGTAGTAGTGCTTACGTTCCTACCTACAAGATTATTAAAACTATCCATAACTTTACTAGTGTTTTTCATAAACTCATCTTGAACATTGTTCCAAGCAGCTTTAAAACTTTTATGTTTAATATTAGGAAGAATAGTTTTAATTCCCGGAATATTGCTTAGTGCTGCTTGTCCCATTTCTGTTACAAAACTACTTACACCATCAGTTACGGTTTTAAATGCAGAGTGTCCCATTTTTGCAAAGTTGCCCCCTGCCTCTAGCATTTTACCTGCGCCTTTTAGTAGTATATTTTTACTGCCTAAAAGTTTTCCTGTTAATCCTGTAAACGCTTTACCTAATGTTTTACTTAACATCCCTCCAATTCCCGGCAATATAAACGACATTGCAAGTTGCCCTACAATACCTATTTTACCCATGAATTTACCAAAACCTTTCAAAAGTTTTTTAAGACCTTTACCAATACCCTTAAAAATTCCTTTAAAACCTTTCTTTACTTTTTTCCAAACTTTACTAAAAAATCCCATGTTTAATTACCTATACTGATATGTTTAAAATGTCTTGTAGTTTACTTGTTGAAGTTGCAAGTTTTTCATTACTAATTGCAGTAGCATATAACTGTGCATTACGTTGCTCTTGGTTTTCATACGCTTGTCTAAGATACGCAGCTTCGTCACGCAACTGTTGCCATAGTTGTGTTTGTTCCTGTGAAGTTAGATTAAACGCAATTTGAGCATTCTGTTGGTTAGCAGCGTTTTGAGCTGCAGTGTTAGCAGTATTTGCTTGTCGCCTCCATTGAATATTAGACTGCTCTACAGCCTGTGCGTTTGCAGCATTCCACTGGTCACGGGCAAGGTCTTGTTGCTCATTAAACTTCAGTAAGTCTGCTTCCATCTGAGCCATAATTGTTTGAGCTTGTTGGAAGTTACCTGCATTAATTGCTGCTTGACGGTTTCTTTCAGCAGCATTAAACTGATTTCTAGCTGACATAGCACTTACATTGTACTGTTCAATTTGCACTCCTAAGCTTGCCATGTATTGGTTAGCTTGTTGTTGATTAGCTGCATTAAACTGAGATGCAGCGTTTTCAGCTGCTACATCATTAATCATAGATTGTTGAGCCATTTGAGCATTTAACACAGCAACTTGTTGTTTGTTTGCTAGGTTGCTTAAATCCATTTGCAAAAAGTTCTGAGCATTAGTAATAGCTAGTTTTGTTGCTTGGTCAGCTCCTGCCATGCTCATATTTGCAAACATTGTAGCATTTTGTATAGCTACTTGTTGTTCAGCATCAAACTCTTTAATAGTCATAGACTGCATAAATGCACTATTAGCTAACGCAACTTGTTGGTCAAAGTCAAACTGCTTCATATCTAAGTTAGCGTTTACTTGTGCATTAAACATAGCAGCTTGTTGCGAGTTAGACAGCTCAGCTAGTCCCATTTGTTGAGCTAGTTGTGCATTGCTTTGAGCTACAGCTATTTGCTTTTCATAGCGTTGTAGTTCTGCAGTATTTTCTGCAGTCATCTTAGCAGAATCAAATTGATTCGTGTATGTAAGATTAGCAAGAGCTACACGTTCTTCTGTGCTAAGTCTAGCCATGTCTGCATTTAATCGTAACTGCTCATTAGTTGAAAGAAGCTGTGCAGCTGTAGTTAATTTTTGCAGTTCAAAACGATTAGCTTCTGTAAAGTTTGCAGCGTCTGCAGCAGCTTTTTCAGTTAAATTAGCAATGGTAATTTGTTGTTCATTGCTAAGATTAGCCATTTCCATTTGTTGCGTAAATGTAGCATTAGTCTTTTTAAAGTCAATTAAAGCATTTAGATTTGCTAAACGTACTTGATTCTCTGCAGTCATGTTTGCACGATTAGTAGCATTTAATTCTGTTAGTTCAGTTAGTTCTAACTTCAACGATGCGTCTAAATTAATTTCAGCAATACGTTGGTCTAACTCTGCTTGTCTAATATTACGGGCTACTTTATTATTTAGTTCAGTTAATCTAAATTGATTATCAGCTGTAAAGTTAGCAGCATCAGTAGCAGCTTTATCTTGTAACACCGCTAATTCAACTTGCTGCTCATTAGTAAGATTAGCCATATCCATTTGCTGTGCAAGCGTAGCATTTGTTTTACGCAAGTCTACAAGAGTCTGTAAGTTTACTAAACGCTCTTGATTTTCTACAGTCATTGTATCTTTAGCTGCATCATTTTGTTGCGTTAAGTTTTGTAGCTCTACTGATAAGCTTGCATTAAGGTTAGCTTTTTCAATGTCTTGGTCTAGCTCAGCTTGACGGATAATTGTAGCTAGTTCCGCATCGTACTTTTTAAGACGCATTGATTGTTCAGCATTTAAGTTATTTACAGATGCATCATTTAAAGCTTTTAAGTTTTCATAATCTCTTCGTGAGTTTTCACTAAACTCTGCTAAGGCTGCTTGTTGTTGCATTTGTGCATCAGCAGCTGCTTTAGATTGAGCATTTTGCGTATTAACTAATGCTGTTTGCTGTTGTTGCTCTGAAGAAATTACAGCTGCTTGTTGGTCAAATGTAGATTGTTTTACAGCAATCTCTTGAGCCATACGTGCAGTTTCAGAAGCTGCGAGTTGTCTATTCGCTAAATTACCTAGTCTAACTTGCATTACATTATTAGCTGCAGCAATTTCAGCATTCTGTTCATTTTGTAAGTTTAAATTAGCTCGGTTCTGTAATGCTGTAGCGTTGCCCTGTGCAATAGGTAAAGCACTTTGAATAATAGCGTTAAACAAAGCATCTCGTCCTACAGTAGAAGCTGATAAACCTCTACGAGCCAT